CTCCTGATCAGATCAGCTAGCTCGGGATGCCCCGCATCCTTTAAAGCATTATATATCGTAGTTCGATCACTTTGGATAGCCTGTTGCATATAAACAACTAAAAGGTGTTGAATACGTGCTCTAAAAGCAACCGCTTGGTCATGTATCGCAGGATGAGAATCAGGTGAAATAGATATAAGCTCCTTTACACATCGCTCTGCAATTTCTTCTGGCGTAAAACCACGATCCTTAGTTGTATGCACCAACACATTGAAATCCGCAGGCATTTCCATTGCAGCAATAGTCATCACTGCACCTCGCGCCTTACACGATCATAACGATACTCATCACGGGTCTGCTGCGATTCTCCTAGATTCTTCAGGAATACGAGAGCTTCCTGGTATCTGTCGTTATAGAATTTCAGGACATCCGCCTCACCCTTCATAAAGGTATATGCCTCGACTAAGGAGCCATACAGCAACGCTAATTCCGCGTTGTCCCCTAAATAAGAGGTCCCGTCACCGGACGTGGTAATAGATGTTGGGCGGAAATAATAGTGCAATTCTGCCGTAAAACCTGCATTAGGGGTGGGCGCTAAGAGGAAAGACGCTTCGTCCCAACTACCGTAGTACTTAGGAACACCGGTCGTGCCGGGGTTTGGCGTGAAGTCCTGCAAAAAGGTTATTTGTTTATATAACAAAAACTCGTTGGAGGATGAGTTGACCACGCTTAATGAGAAGGGAGCCAAAAAATCTGATGGCTTGGATAGAAATTTTACGCCTGAAGATATGGTCCCGGTCTGATTGCGTCGAAAAACGTCAAGTTGACACTCCTTGAAGATGCGCTCTTCCGCATTCAAGATAAACCGGGGCAATTGTGTGACGAACGTTGCCTCGGTATTTTCCGTATAATCCTGTATCGCTGTTTTCAGCGTGGTAAATGTAAATGCCATATCACGCCTCTACCGTTACAGGGCCCGCAGATTCGGGAAACCCGCCCCCAAAAACCGAACCTACCGTTGCCGTACCACTGGCGGCGCTAAAGGTATATGTATCTGAGTCTACTTTTGTAATAGTGTATCCCACATCTTGCGAAATTACGGACCCTGTAAGCCCGTCAAAACCGACGACACCCCTGAAACGTACAGTGTCCCCGGATGAGCGCCCATGCCCAGGTTCCGCCACGGTTACAACGGCATCCCCGGAGGAGCCGCTCTGAAAGGCGTCTTTCTTCAAAAGAACCTTCACCGCCTTCTCGGTCCTATCCGGGCGAGCCTCTCTAAGAGCCTCTGAATCAGCGGCCACACGGCGGGGCTCTAGTTGTGGGTGCTTCTTTTCCCATTCGTCCCGGCCAACCAGCAGGTTGTTCCACTCAAACTTCATGTCCCGTAGCTTGTACCGCTGACCAGACCTGTCTGAAATGCCGTAAGCATTTTTTCCTGAAGCAAATTTAGGCATCACAGCACCCTAAGCGAACCAGCAGTGGGAACAATGTGCAGCGAAGTTCGCTCTCTATCTTCAACGGCTGCACGAAGGAAATCTTCGTCGTAACGAGCCTTCATAACTGCCATACGATCTGGGGCCCGTTTCATCGATATACAATACGCCAAACCGGAAACAAGGCTAGGAAGAAACCTAAAGGGCACTTCTGCCGTATTCGTGGAAGCGTCCGCGTCGTCTAAACGTAGCAGGCGATAGTAAATCAATTGGTCCGTAGAGTTCTCAGGTACCGGCCAGACTGTTATGGTGGGAGTAATCTGCCTGTCCACAAAAAATTGATTGGGCCTACCCTGTTGATCTTTGTCCGGGAGAGCTAGATAGTCGCCCCGGCCAATACGGTTCATGGCTAGATCCGCGCCAGACCGGCGCACTACAGCATCTAATATATCAACCGTATTCTGGACGTCTTCTAAACTAGGATCTGCTGAGATCGTGGTACTGGCGCTGCTGCTAGAGCCAGTGATGGTCTCGCCCGCAGTAAAAGCACCGCTGGGAACGGTCAAAGTCACCGTGGTTCCACTGGGCTTTGTTATGATCTTGGCCGTAACAGAACTTGTTCCTCCCGTAATCGTCTCGCCAACACTGAGACTGGCGGAAGCGCCAACCGTCGCCGTGATGGTCCCAACTGGATAAGCATCAATCGCAGACGTGGACGACAATTGTGCCACGGTCTGCGTTACCTGCCTCACGGTCCAGAGGTTAATTCCTCTATTGGCCCAATCAGCTAGCATAAGGTTCAGGGAGCGGCGAGCCGTAACGGCATCATAGCCCGTGCGAAGTTCCAGGCCGCACCGTTCGAACGCCTCTTCGATGATTTCGGCTACATCTAAGTTGAAATTAGCTGACCCTGAGATAGCCATTGTTATTCCTCATCGGGAGAAGTAAGTGCGCCCGTAACTGCTTGGCCTAGATCGGTTATCGTATCTGCTATAGCGCCCCTTCCGCTGTCGAAAAGACCCATGGCTTGTGTCATACCACGGCCCTCGATTGCGCCAGCACCCGTACCTAAGACTGATCCAAAGGGACCTATCAAACCTGCGGCGGCAAACATGGCGTTAGCTAAAGATGGGTTTTGCTGGGCTGCTATCTGGCTAGCCGTTATCGCCCCCGGCGTATTGCCTGTCGGGTCGTTGATTGCATAGCCCACAGTCGAGCCGGGAAGCCCTGGTGCGTTCAAGGCTTCAATATCCTCAAGAGTAGCAGTGCCCATTTCGCTGTTAACCCCAAGGCCAATACCGGGAGAGAGTGAGCCAATACCACCCTCCGAGATATTCTGATCCAGAGCAGTGTTTGCTATAGCCTGGGCCTGGGCCGGGGTCATGCCTTCGTCTATATTAATAGCCATTTCTATCGCTATGTCGTCCATATTCGCCTGCGCCTGACCCGGATCAACCGAACTTAATGCTGGCTCCTCTACAGTTTCGCCCATCGCTTGACTTTCGGCATCTGAACCTTGTGGATCAACGCCGCCACCACTCTGAAAATACTGCACGGGACCGCCCGCGTTCAGGTATTCAGAGGCCAGGATGGGTCCGCCGTTGGCTGCTTGCCGTTCTCCTGATGGGCCAGGAAGAAACGGACTAAATCGATCCGGCTGAATCGGAGGAAATGAGTAAGGAGGGCCCTGAAATCGCTCCGGAAGGCTCATGTCGTAATCAAGTTCTGTTGGACCCTCACGAAGGAAATTCTCGTCATACGGCCACGGAGCGATACCCGGGTCTGGGCCTACATCAGGCACCGCGCCTTCAGGGAGTTGGTTCTCCCCCTCCCAATAGTTAGGAGGATAATAGTTTTCTTCAGAAGCGTCAGGAGAAGAAAAGCCTCTCAAAGAAGGAAAACGATCAGAAAAACTTTGGTCAGCGTTCTTTTGAGCCTCCCGTATCGCAACCAATTCTGGGAGGCTTTTACCTTTCACTAGTTCATAAAACTGTGATGGGGACATGCCCCCCCTCTCAACAAAAATCTCGTTAAGCTCGGTTATGATTTCGGATTCAAGAGCTTTCTCTGCTTCTCCACCACCTTGATATCCCGGCAAGTAATCAGAGCCTAAAACGGGCCCACCCCCGGCAAACGTTGTATCAGGAATAGTTGTTTGACTAATGTCTGGAATAGAGGGAAACAGCGTATTGAACACCGACGCCGAACCAAGATCGGATGTAATATTGGGCACAATAGGGGAAGTGCTTCCCGTTGCGGGAAGAGCCGAAGAAGCCAAAAGATTAGCCGCGCCAAGGTTGGGGGATAACGGATTGCCAACTGGCCCTGACGGCCCCACAGGACCCGCCGGTCCTAGAACCGGAACAAATGTCGGTTGTCCAATTGTCCCCGAAAACGCTCCTGGGGTAAAACCTAGACCTGGGCCTAAATCAGAAGGCCCTTGCGGAGAAGCCGGTACAGTCGATGTCGGAGAAGAAACAGTAACAGGAGTGACAGGAACTGGCGGGGGAGCCTCCGCAGCCGCCGCAGCCGCCGCAGCCGCCGCCTGCTGCCGTAATGCATCTGCAATTTGCCCCGGAAGAAATCGTCCTGCTGGAAGATTGGGCTGCGGGCCCGTTCCTACCGCAAAAGTATTACCGGAACTAGAGGCGTCTCTCTCATCTCTCGGAAGAGAATATCTCTCAACACTCTGGGAAGTAAGCCCGCGCCGTGGGTCATTACCAAAG